ATTTAGGGACTTAGCTGTGCTAAGTAATTTTCTCTATTAACCACTACAAAAGGTCAATACAGTTTAGCACAAAGTCCCAGCCTACCGTCTATTCAATTTTAAGCATTGCCATAGCCGTACGGTAGTAAAGCTATAGAATGCTTTTTCTAATTAAATTTTTCATAATTAAAAAAATTAATCATTTGCAACATTGCAAATGAAGTCCAAATGTAATAATAAAAAATAATATGGCAAAGATTTACGTAGCAAGTAGTTGGAGAAACTCATATCAACAAGACGTTGTATCGTTTCTCAGAAGTGAAGGTCACGAAGTATATGACTTCACCCATCCCAATGGTGACATGAGTTATGGCTTTTCGTGGTCGAGTATTGACCCTAATTGGAAGAATTGGAGTACTCAGCAATATCAAGAGGCACTCAATCACCCGATTGCGCAAAAAGGATTTGATTTAGATTTTAATGCAATGAAGTGGGCGGATGTCTGTGTTATGGTTCTTCCTTGTGGGCGGTCAGCTAATACAGAAGCCGGATGGATGAAAGGTGCTGGTAAAAGGGTTATGGTTTATTCTCCAAAGGAGCAAGAGCCGGAACTAATGTACAAGATATACGACTTTATAAGTGACAGTATGTTCCGAATTAATGATGAGATAAATAGAGTATAACAAGAATAAAAAGGAGTCGATATGCGTGAAGATATAATGTACGTTATCGTTTATCCTGATGGCCTTATCGTAATGAACACACAAAAATATTACCGAAGGTTCTGTATTAAAGAATGGTGTGAAGGATGCTCCCGAACATGGAAACAATGGTATAAGATGGGATATCGCTGTAAAAAAGTGAAAGTAACATTTGAAATAATTGGTTAATAACAAGAAAAGAACATTATGGATACAAATTTATATTCGGTCTGTAAACTGACAGCCGAGCAGAAAAAGGCTTTCAATAAGCTAAAGAAAGCATATAGGGAATGTGAGAAGGTAGGTATTTACTTTGCGAATTGCTACGGTGATTTGATGGCTTTTGATAATAAACTTGTAGCAGGGTATGGAGATGATTCTATGCTGCCGGACGGTGAATATACAGTAAAGCTGTCTGATGGCTGTCCGGCTCATTCTATACGAATTGCCAACGAATGGGCGGACGATACTCACGTATTAGGTTTAACAAAAAAAGGTATGGAGTTGTATTTGTCGGATGAAGAATAACCCTCAAAACAAAGAAGTAATGAATATGAGAACAATAAAATTCAGAGGTAAAAACTTATATAATAACGAATGGATATTTGGTGACTTGATTCAGTACGAAAGTGGTGAAATGGCTATTTTCAGCAAGAAACTTTCCCAATATGGATGCGAAGCTACTGAAATGTTTAATAGAAGTAAGGTAGAAACTACAACTGTGGGACAATTCACAGGCTTATTCGACAAGAACGGAACAGAAATCTATGAAGGGGATATTCTTCACACTGTTACATTTGGTTTTGAACCAGAAGAATATACAGCTATTATCCTATATGATAATTGTCGTTTTCAACTTTCTAATGGTCGAAATTTATTCTATTTCGGGCAATCTGACCTTACAAGAATGGATGATACTATTATGATTGGTAATATCCATGATAATCCCGAATTGATAAATATGAAAAAAAGTAATTAACCCTTTAAAATGATATTACCAAAGCATTACAATTATCACAACCGATCCCGACCATCCAAGCACGTAAGGACTACATTAATCACTTCCGTCAGGGGAAGCCACTTGAAGGGGGTATCTTCATTGACTTTATCCGGGAAGTGCTTGAAATATGCATCAAACGTAGTCTGCACACTATTCTTTTTGTGATCTTCCATGGCAATCTTTGTATTTTCTGCCACTACCACATGGGCAAGGCTCATTACGATCTATGAATTTTATAGCTTGTTTTAAATTTGTAACAGGAGGAGTATTTACTTGTTGAGGTTCGTTTTTCGGCTTTCCAATGATACGTGATACTGACTCGACTAACTCGGCAAATTTTTGCTCGTAATCTGGGTAAGCATCAATCCAATGAAACTGGTTTAAGATGACACGATTTCCGCCAGTCAAGCGCGTATCATCAATGCGAAATGGGATTATATACTTTTGTTCGGTAAATGCAGCATTAAGCTCGCCTTTAACCCACAGTGACGTGGATGATGATTCTGAAAATATGATTATGAATACTTTGCAATTAATTATTGCTGCATCAATCACATCCGAATATTCTGATCCTGAAGGAATATCGCGAGGAGCAATCCAACATCTTATTTTGTGTTGTTCTAATGTATGACAAATAGCCTGTGCGGCCTTACTGTTTTGAGATGAATAACTTATAAATACATCATGGTTCATAATCGTGTGTTATTATTTTGCCGTAAATATATGAAAAAGTACACATATTAATTCGATTTTAAAATAAAAAATGAATTTAAACCAACTCCGTGAAAAAATGCACGGAAAGAAGTACTAGTTGTCAAATCAAAATAGCAAACTGTTAAAAGACCAAGTTTTTTAATGAATAAGACCAAGTAAAACCTTGCAAGTTCTTGAAGAATTATCAAGGATTTGCGAAAAACAAATTAATAATGAGCATCATGGGAACAATAAAACTAACGAAAAAAGAAGAAGAGTGGATTAAAGATCTAAAGAAATTAATGCGAAAGAAACCTAAGAATCTGATTCTCTTTGCTGATGGAAATTTAAATATCTTGAAACTTGATAAGGATGATAATGATGGAGTGGGCGAAAATGGAAGAATGAAAAGTGATAGAATAGTAGAAACTATTCTTAATGCCTGTGATGGAGGTGTATTTTAATTAGAGTAAAACAATTTAGAAATGAGCAAATACAGTGAATACCATTACGCCTTTACCTCTACAGTAGCCCATCTGCGGAAGATAAACCAAGTTCTTACTCTTTTGAAAAACGAAAAATGATCTAATCATGACCCGCAATCAATTTATTCATTACTCCTATCGACATAGTGAGATCATTATCTGGCATCAAAAGCACCCAGAAGTAGATATTGAATGTATGCTGATAGGGGTAGATTTCGATCACGAATTATTTCATCTTGTTCCTATCGACTTAGATTATTACGAAGATAGATCGTATTGGCTTCCTTATACATCATGCGACAAACAGTTTAAGAAGCCTAAGATGAAAGTGGTAAGGAGTGATAGAACAATAGTAACTAAATAACTAAAACAGAAATGAATATAGATAAATTTATTAATAGTACTATCAAAAGCTATGATGAATATCGAAAGAATTGTGACATTATAGCTAAGGAGGCGCAAAGATATATCGACTTTGATAAATTCGTTTCTTGCGAATATATCAATGGCGTAGGACTTAGTATATTGGTAACGTTACCTGAAACAGATGATTATACTATTCCCGAATGTGTATGTCCTGTAGTAGGGTTCTTTGAATATGCCAAAGGGAAGGATAAATTATCAGTAGATGACATTAAAAAACTATCATTATGAAACAGACATTAGAAGAAGCTGCAATAGAAGCCGCAGAAGATTGCTACGAAATGCCTTATGATGAAAACTTCATCAACATGAAACTGATAAAAGAGGCTGTTGAATATGGTGCAAAATGGCATGCAAAGCAATCACCGTGGATAAGTGTAGAAGAACGATTGCCGAACTATAAGGAAGAAGTTTTAGTCCTTTATGAATATGAAGGGAGAATACAAATCCAACAAAGTTTCTATCTTGGAGAAAAAGACTGGAAGTTTGGTTCTAATAAAATACTTGCGTGGATGCCAATCCCGTCTTTCAATGAAATACTTGAAGCCAACAGAGATGTACTAGAACGGATTAAAGAGAAAGGAGATTGACTAATGAGATTTGTATTAATTATACTTATGATAACCATGCTATTATCTTGTAAAGATGATATGGCTGGTCGTTTAAAAGGCGGAACGATTATTACTGTTAAAGGAGACACTATTGAGTTTTATGGAGGAACGTTGACTTATAAAGGATTTGACACTAGAAGTATTAGGAATATTGCAATTAATGACTTAAAGAAGAAAGGAGACTAATATGAAAGCAAGAATAAAAACAACTGGAGAAATTGTGGAGATTGAGGATTTATATGATGATGGTACTGCCTTAGTGAAAGGTAGGTATTTCAAAGTGTCAGAATTGGACTTCTTTGAAGATTTTGAAACTATTGATTGGGAGCAAAGACGCTATGAATTAGCTAAATCAGCCATGCAAGGAATATTGAGTGACAAAGAGGAGGTTGATATTGCTTGTGCTTATGCGGAATACGAGGAGAACGAGAGACATACAATGCCTAAAGCGGTTGCTAAATATGCGGTTAGTTGTGCTGATGCTCTTATTGAAGAACTAAAGAAAGGATACTAATATGTATGTAGCAAGAGACAAAGACGGTGATTTGTACCTTTATAAGAAGCAACCCGTGAAGTATTCGGAAAGTTGGCAATTATGTAGTGACAATCCCCATGATTTCTATAAGCTAGACTCTTCTTTATTTCCCGAAGTAAAATGGGAAGATGAAGAGCCGACGGAAGTTGAATTGGTAAAGAAGGAAAAATAAATGAAGAAAGTAACAAATATCACTACTGTTTTTAAGTGTCTTAATCCATATAGGAACTGATATAACATTATGAGCAATGATGGTTTCTATGATATTAACATTATCATTGTCGGCAAATCAGAGCTATTAAAACTAATTATAGCTTTGATAAAATTACTGATTTTCAACAAAAGGACTGTCATTAAAAGATACAGAAAGGAGAAATAATAATGAAAAATAGAAAAAAGTTAGCAATAGCGAACCTTTGTCGTGTTTATCTCCATATTCATGGATTTATTACAGATAGTGAAAATAGAAGAATACACAATAAAATTATGAAATGGCAGAATGAAAATAAGGTATCTATTTCAGAAGCGCAATTGGATTCTGCTGATTTCATTTATGATGATAACGCTAAAGAAGAGGAGAAATAACTATGGGATTTACAACACCGTGTATCATTCGTAAAAATACCACCAAGATTAGAGATAGATTAAAAGAGCTTGACTACAATTGCAATCCATATTTAGGTTGGCATAATCTATATACTACTATACATGGATATGCTTCGGTTTATTCAATGAACGATGATGATATAAATGTTCTCTCTAAAAAAATAGGTAGTTTTATTGATTGCGGAACTAATGAAGAACTTTTCTTGGCAATAGCCGCATTACGGGATGATACAGATGAAAATCAATGGTTCATAGCAGATTCACTGCTTAGTGTTTCTTATGATGATACTGTGGGTAACGACCATTATTTCATAGAACCAAAAGGCAGTATGTTCTTTTGGGATATAAACTGGATGAATGCAACAATCATTTCAGGTAATTTCCATAAGGCTACTGTAGAAGAGCTAATAGAACACTTTAAAGAAAAGGAGGAATAAAATGGAAGATAAACTTATAACGATAAACACTTTGAATATATTATTGCAAAAAGGCTTTAACTATTATCATTTCCCAACACAATCATTAGCCCAGAAATGGCTTCGTGAAACAAATAACCTACATATTTCCATCATTAGAAACGCTTGCGGTTATGGCTATGATATATGCAAAGCTGACAATGGAACTCATATAACCGATGGAATATTTAAAGGTCCTAACGATGGTGGTCAGTGGGACACCTACGAAGAAGCATTGGAAGCTGGAATACAGAAAGCAATTGAACTAATATAAAATACAAAATTATGAAACCATTTGATTTAGAAAAAGCAAAAGCAGGTGCGCCTCTATGCACAAGAGAAGGATTTAGAGCTAGAATTATATGTTTTGATGCAGATAACGATAGATTCCCTATTGTTGCTCTACTTAAAAGCGATAATGGCAAAGAATATCCCGCTTCTTTTACTAAAGAAGGACGATTTTCTGATGGGGAAGTAGACTCCTCAAATGATTTATTAATGGAGGGAATAAAGAAAGAAGGATGGATAAATATATATGAAACATTCATGGAAAGATGTATTGGAGCGGTTCACAAATCAAAAGAAGAAGCCATGCGTGTGAAAGTCAATGAAAAAGGTGTTACATACAAAGCTACGGTTAGAGTAGAATGGGAGGAATAATCATGAAGAAAATAATGTTCAATGATAAACTTGGCTTAACCCAAGCCGTATTGGAAGGTCGGAAGACTATGACGAGAAGGATTTGTAAATACGATAGACCTGATGAAAGTTGGGATATTGTATTTCCCGTTTTTGGATCTAAAGATTATGATAACGAAGGGAACCTAGTATCTCCTTTATTTGGTGCATTTGGGTGGAAAAATAAAGATGGAGATTTTACAGGATGGAATAATCCCCTTTACAAGTTTGGCGAAGTTGTTGCCATTGCACAAAGCTATAGGGATTCAGGCTATTCCCCAGACTCACTAGACAGGCATCCGAAAGATTTAAGCGTTCGTGGCCTCATGAAGAATTCCGCAGGATGGAATAACAAAATGTTCGTTAAGTCGTATGCTTGTAAGCATCACATAAAGATAACCAATGTAAAAATAGAGCGTTTGCAGGATATATCAGATGAAGATTGCTTGAAAGAAGGAATTATTCATGCGTATACTGATAATAATGGAATAAAGAGATATCATACCCCTCATACAAAAAGAGGATATTTATCAACAGATGTAGCTCAACAAGCTTTTTCGTTCTTGATAGACAAAGTTTCCGGCAAAGGCGCATGGGAAAGTAATCCGTTTGTATTTGCTTACGAGTTTGTGTTATTTGACTAAGGGAGGAATAGCAATGCCAATAAGCAAAGTTATGAACCAAGCAGACAGCAACCTACTGGCGGAATGTATGAAGGAAGCTGCAGGTTACTGAAATAGTTACTTCAATAGTTTTGTATGCTACTATAAGCCCTATTAGGGCTTTATTCGGTATTTTTAGTTTGTGAAATGGATAAAATTAAGAAAAGATGTGTGCTGCACCTAAAGGAAACCAATTTTGGAAGTTAAGAAGTAAACATGGACGTGACAAGTTGTTTGCTACTCCTGATTTATTGTGGGAAGCGGCTTGTGAATATTTCGCTTATTGTGATAAGCACCCTTGGAAAGTAGTAAAAGATAAAACAAAGGGTAAAAATAAAGAAAAGGAGGAATCTCCTACTCAATGCCCCTATACTCTAACAGGATTATGCTCCTATTTAGATGTTAGTGAGGAATATTGGAGAGAATTTAAGAAAGCTGGACATGAAGATTTTTTTGGGGTCATTACACGTGTAGAAAACATAATCAAGTCTCAACAGCTAGAAGGTGCTATTGTCGGAGCATTTAATGCTAATATTGTCTCTCGTATTAATGGATTGGCGGACAAGCAAGAAATAGATCATACTAATGCAGGCAAAGAGTTTAAGGGATTCAACTTTTTACCATATACTCCTGAAGTAGGCAAAGAAAAATGATTGAGAGTAAAGTCAACATAAAGCAAAGGTTAGCGTACAATTATCTTCGTGATAATGAAACGAAATTTTTGTTGTATGGTGGAGCCGGTGGAGGTGGTAAGTCTTGGCTGGGCTGTGAATGGCTAATGCAATGCGCTTATTACTTACCCGGCACACGTTGGTTTGCGGGAAGAAATAATTTAAAAGATAGCCGCCAATCAATAACTGTCACATTTGATAAAGTTGCAAAGTGGCATGGATTCACATCATTTACCAATACGGATGATGGAATATCATTTTATAATGGTTCAGAAATAATCTTCCTTGATCTGACATATTATCCGGTTAAAGATCCAATGTACGAAAGATTGGGATCTAAAGAGTTTACTGGAGGTTGGATAGAAGAGGCTGGGCAAGTTCATTACCTAGCTTTTGAAGTCCTTAAAACTCGCATAGGGAGACATTTAAATGATGTTTATAATATACAGGGGAAAATATTAATAACATGTAATCCTAAAAAGAATTGGCTTTATAGAGACTTTTATAAACCATGGAAAGAAGGGAAATTATATTCTCCTTATGCTTTCATCCCCGCATTAGTTCAGGATAATCCATACGCAACAGATGATTATCTTGAATCTTTACGGAACACAAAAGACAAAGTAACAAAAGAGCGTTTGCTTTATGGAAACTGGGAATATGATAGTGATCCAGCCGTACTATGCGAATACGATGCTATATGCGACTTGTTTGTAAACGACCATGTTAAAGCCGTCGGCATCTCTTCCGCTTCTGCTGACCTTGCAATGAAGGGGCGTGATAGATTTGTGGCCGGGCATTGGATCGGAAATGTTTGTACTATCCGAATAGATAAAGATTTCAGTCCAGGAAAGATGATTGAGACCGATCTAAAAAATATGATGATAGAGTGCAAAATTCCTCGTAGTATGACGATTGTAGACTCTGACGGATTAGGAGCCTACCTGGAAAGTTACTTGACAGGAATCAAAGAGTTTCACGGAGGTAGTAGGCCAATAAACCCAGAATATGATAATCTTAAATCAGAATGCGCTTTTAAGCTTGCAGAATTGATTAATTCTCGGAGTTTAAGGGTTGTGTGTTCCGAACATCAAAAAGAGCAAATAATGGAAGAATTAGGCGTATTAAAACAGGATCATATAGATGCTGATACTAGAAAGAAAGGTATTATCAGCAAAGATAAAATGAAGGAGATATTAGGTCGTTCTCCTGATTATTTGGATATGTTGATAATGGCAATGTTCTTTCGAATTAAACCTATACCACAAAGACCAAAAGTAAAGTTAGGACAGATATGACAGTAAAAGAATTTTTGATAAAGAGTGATGTTTGCCGAGATCAGGAAGGGTTGAGAAAGCAGATTGAGGAACTTTCAAAGCCGGAATTTATCGGGAATAAACGCACTCCTTCCGATTTGAATGATATAACCATGGGACAGTTGATAATGCTTCAGTCTATGGGAGATTCTAAAGATGTTGCGTTGATTCCTTGTAAGACGCTTCTTTGTATGGAAGAAAAGGAAATATTATCTGCAAAAGCGGAAACTATACTAGGATTTTCCATGTGGGTGATAACGGAGGTAGACCGGATAAATAAACTGTTTTCTTCCACAAGCGTAAAACCGACAAAGGAAGAAAAACAGGCCGGAGTTGAGAAGCTGTCATTTGGAATGTTTGGAATGATAGACCATTACGCTTTAAGAATGGGAATTGCCAATCATGAAGATGTTGAAAAGGTTCCGTGGATTCGTATCTACAAATGTCTGGATATTGATTCTGAAAAAGCAAAGTTTCAGAGGAGATTACAGGATGTATATGCAAGAAATAATAAACTGTCAAAGTGATACGTTTTTTGAAAGAAAATGAAAATTATTCACCGGACAAGTATAACAAAATGATATTATAATGACAACAGTAGAGCAAAAGATAAAAAGCGTAGTTGATAAGATGGAGGGATTGACCTATGTCTTTGATAATTGGCAAACCGCCAATTTGAGGTTAGATAAGCTTCCTTTTCCAGCAGTGGTAAATGTACTTCCTGTTTCCGGACGATTTAACCTGAACAAAAATCAATTAAAAGATTATCCAAATTGCTTGATTGCTTTCATGGATAAGATAGATTTTGATTTTGACGGAACAGAGGCCGATCAAAAAGTAGAGCTTTGCAAAAGCTATGCTAAGGAGTTTATACTTCGCTTGAATGAAAGTGGATTATTTGAGTACATAGAAGGAGATATTTACTATTCTACTACTTATGACGGATTGGATTCTAATGTGGCTATTGTTGCAATTGAACTGCAGTTGAAAGAAAAACAAGGTCTTTTGCTTTGTTACGGTAAAGCTATAGGTGAAATATTCAAAAAGATAAGGGATTCGCTTTATGGCAGAGAAGGATGAAGCATTAGGAATTATAAAATATGAGTTAATCGATCTCCGCCAAAGGATAATCGACAATCACATAAGAGCGAGGCAAAAAGCTAGTGGAAAAACTATTGCCAGCTTACGGGTTGAAATAACAGAAAACAGCGGTATTCTTTGGGGAAGAAAAGCTTTTGGGACCTTAGAAACCGGAAGAAGGCCGGGAAGAGTTCCTAAGGGATTCTATAAAATAATTCTTGATTGGGTAGAAACTAAAGGGATAAGAGTGGAGAAACCTAAAACTTTCGCTTATTTCATTGCGAGAAAGATTGCAAGAGAGGGCACGCAACTTTATAGAGACGGAGGTAGAGATGATATTTACTCAAAAGAAATAGAACGCACAATTCAGTCTGTCATGGAGAAAGTTTTCGGCATATTCGAAAGAGATATTAAACATATAAATTTAAATAGCAATGAGAACAGAGGAGTTTAATGGACATACGATAACATATCCGGACGAAACTTGTTTTGCTTTTAATCCGCAAATTATAACGATAGATAATTTAACAGGTTCTGTTATATTTTATGTTGGTGACTATTCAGATATGAGGGATCCTATATCAGGTAAGGTATCTATCGACATTTCAGAATATCTAAGATCGCTACTTAGATTTGATTACGCAACTAGACCTAACTCAAAAAACATTCATGTTCAAATTGATGTTGATGGTCAGACATTTGAATTTTATATAAATGTGATTTGGGGAGCTATGAATATAGGGGAGGTATTTAACCCTTCAAGGACGGTTACTATGTTTAGAAACTTCCCTTCTACTATTTCCATTTACAGCAATGGAGAAATAAATGTAAGATATGATGCGGAAGAATATACCTCTGTTGAAGTTGAAAAAACAGGGTTATTACACAAAGATTTCTCCGAATTATTTAAGGATGCAAAGGAGTTCGGCATGATTAAGATACTTAATACCCCAGAGGCTCCCAGCACATTTCAATATACTTTCGATCGGACGTTTAAACCTCTTCCTGATGATGCTGTTCTTATCAAGGTTCTATTTAATGATTGCACTAAGGGAATATATCTACGTTGGTTGGATCGTCACGGATTCCTTCAGTATTGGCTTTTCCAAGAGGGGGACTTGACCGGACAATCTTCCAATGAAGGGGAGCAATTAAACGTTGATTATAGCAATATAAAATACGTTTACAATGGAATGAGCCGTTATCAAGGCAAAACATATCAAACGACACGAAAGGCTTGTGCTACGCTCGTAGAACGAGAAACATTCAATATGTTATCTTCTATCCATTCTTCTCCTATTGTCGATATGTATATTGATGAAAACTGGATACCGGTTAATATTGTAGCTGGCTCATTCACAGATAATGGAGCAGACCTTCAAGACTTTGAAATTCAAATAACTATGCCGGAAACTATTACACAGATGCTATGACAAGAGACGAATTATATATTAACGGTGATAAGGTTGATGTTGGAGATACTGATATTAGCCTGAACTATAAAAGCAATCTGCTCACTGATATTAGTAAGATTGTGAGCAATAACAGTTATACGATAAAACTTCCTAAAACAGCAAAGAATCTGGCTTTGATTGAGTGCGCACATCTTCCCAGTTCAACTACTAAATTCCCATATCTTAAACATGTAGGGAATGTTTTACGAAATGGAATAATAATTGTGAAAGATGCGAATGTTGTTTTGTTATCTGTGTCTGAATATATCGAAACTGCTTTGTCTTGGGGAAATGTAACTAATTTTGCGGAAATAGTAAGTAGTGATAAGAAATTGACAGATTTGGAATATGGTACAGAAGAGGGAACAGATTGGGTAGTATGGAACAATAAAGGGAGTAATTCTGCGCAATTTCCCTTGATTAATTACGGATTTAATTCCGGTGATTCGAATGTGTGGTATCATCCGGCAATTACTGTCAAATGGATCTTAGAAAAGATTCAAGAAGAAAGCGGAGTAACGTTTAATTTCCCTTCTGATAAAAAGACTTTTATCGATAAAATGATTGTTCCTCTTCTAACGAGAAATGATTCACAGAAGATAAATGATGCTTTCCCATCTTTTTTGAAAATGGTTGGATATGTGATAGTAGAAAGCACTTTTTCTTATCTAAAGTTAAACTATATAGGAGATAGTACCCAACAGTATGCAAGTGTTGGTGGTCCTTATGGAGATAGATTGTATACCAAATATCCTATCACATTGAAAGTTAAAGGAACTATTGAAATGTTGGTTCAATACAATTCTGGGATGGACGTAAATAACCAGTATTTGAATTTGAGAGTGTCACAGTCTGATTCTTCTGGTAATATATCTAGCGTATCTACTATAGAAAGAAAAAACTATGCTGCATATATTGAGGCTCCTAACGTTAGATTACTTTTCAATTTTGACGATCTAGTATCTATTGAATCTGACGAATTTATGCATTTTACTATAAAAGCCATTGCTACAGGAGCAAGTAGTAGCGTATTGTCTTTAACGGTGTATGATCGTAATGAAATATCTTTTGGTGAGAAATTCCCCTTAGTTCCCAATCTTCCGGACATCAAGCAAATAGACTTCATTAAAGCCGTTGCCTCAATGGTCGGTTTGTTTGCCTTACCGGATGGCGAGAACGGGATCAAGTTTATTCCCTTTGATAATCTGTCTGCAAACAAATCTAAAGCTGTAGACTGGACGAATCGTGTGATAATGGCTTATAATAGCGTAACGCCAAGAAACTTACAGTACACCCTTGATAACATTGCTCAAAACAACTGGTTCCGGTATAAAGAAGATGATAATGTCATGGGAAACTATGACGGAAATATCCAGGTTGATGATGCCACGATTGAGTACGAACGTGATGCCATCACTTTGCCTTTCTCCGCCTGCAGTACAAAAGGAGGCGTTGCTTATATTCCTCTTTATTCTTATAACGAGGAAGGAGAGTTGGAGTATAACAAAACAAATCCCCGGATATTATTGCTTGATGGCACGAAGGGAATATTCAAGGGGCTAGAATGGACTACCTTAATTGCAAATAACTATCAGACGTACAAAGGACTAATCAATAATGCAAAGGTAGTGACCGAGTATATCCGTCTTAACAGTATCGAGTTACGGGACTTAGAGATGGATATACCGGTTTATTTGGCTCAATATGGTTGTTATCTGGCTATCATAGAGATAAAGACCAAAGAAAACGATATATGCGAGTGTAAACTTTTAAAAATGTAATACTATGGCAGAAGATGCAGTAGAAAAAGTATTAGAGATAAAAGTCCGATATGATGATGCGATCCGGAAGATTGCAGAATATCGGAAGCAACTTGATGTTTTAAAGCAGGTTGAGAAAACATTAACGGAAGATGTAAAGAAAGGAAGAATCAGTCGTGATGCTTATAATATAAAGCTGACTGAAACCAAAATTGCATCACAAGAATACACAGAGGCTATTCGTGTACTCAATAAAGAGATACAGAATAACCGAAAGATTGAGCAGGAACAAGAAGGAAGCCTGAAACAACTTCGTGCTCAACTATCTAATCTCACAGCCGAGTACGATAGTCTTTCAGAAGCGGAAAGAAATGCCGCCAAAGGTCAAGAATTAAAGAATAGTATAAACAATATTACAGATTCTTTAAAAGGAGCTGAAGAAGAAACACAAAGATTTTATAGAAGTGTTGGAAGTTATGAAGAGGCGATCAAAAATGCGGTATCTTCCAATGTTCCATTTATAGGACAACTAATGCAAATGCAAGAAGGAGCCGGAGGATTGAAAGGAGCATTTAATGCGGGAACAGTAGCAGTTAAGGCTTTTTCTAAGCAATTACTCGTTTTGTTGGCTAATCCTATTGTAGCAATCCTATCTGCTATAGCTCTAGCTGTTATGGCGGTCGCAAAGGCTATTAATTCAAGTGAGGAAGCATCTAATAGATGGAGTATTATCATCGCTCCATTAAAAAGGGCTTTGGATGGACTTCTAAGCGTTATTCAGTTTGTTGCAGGAGCAATCTTATCTGTAGTAGAAGCTGGTGCAAAGCTGAATGACTGGATTTATACCCAACTTGAAAAATTGCCGGTATTGGGGAAATTGTATAAGCAACTGAATGATGCTAATAGGCAAGCAGTTGATTTGGCAAAAGAAAAGATTGCAATAGAACAGCAAGCCAGAAAAGATGAGGTTCAAAACGCAAAAGACGCATTAGAAGTTTCTAAGCTTCGTACTATGGCCAAAGACAAAGAAACTTATTCAGATAAAGAACGACTAGAATTTGTCAAAAAAGCTAATAAGTTGGAGCAGGAGCAAGCAGATAGAAATGTGGAATTAGCAGAACGTAAATTGAAAGCTTTGCAAATTGAGTCCGAATGGGCGCAAAACAATAAAGATGCTAATGATGAACTCGCAAAATTGGAAGCTGCGGTATACAAAGCGAGAAAGGAGCAGTTTGATAAAACACGTGAATTATTAGAACAGGAAAATTCTATAAAAAACGAGATTGCTGCTAAAGACAAGGCTTCAGCTGAAGAAGCCAAAAAACAAGCAGAAGAATACACTCGTATTGTCAAGGAGAGAAAAGACAAAGAAACTGAAGCTATCCGTCAGGCAGAAGACGCTATGTTGTCTTTGGTCAAAGATGGAGTCGATAAGCAACGCCAACAAATAAATCTCTCATATTCCCGTGAGATTGAAGATTTAAAGAAGAAACTTAAAGAGGAACAGAATCTTACATCTAAAGCTAGAGACGCCATACTTGCTACAATTAAAGCTAAAGAGCAAGAATATAAAATTGAGCTGCAGAAGTTGGCAGATGAACAGATAACCAAGGAAATTGAAAACCGCCAAAAACTTATCTCTTTACAATTAGAATCTGTAAAGGAGGGGAGCGAACAGGAATATCAATTAAAAATGAATCAACTTCTGGCACAGCAAGAGTTGGAGCTTTCAAATACGGAACTTACCGAGCAGATGAAAATTGCCATACGTGCAAAATATGATAAGCAGTTGGAAGAATTGATTAATACTCGAAACGCCAATATTGCTAAACAAGAGCAGGAGGCAATAAGGCTTCGTTTTGAAACAGAAATAGCAGAATTGCATGGAAATGAAGAAGAAATTCTCCGTGTTAAAGTTGAGCAAAGAAAAGCTGAATTAGATGCCATCCAACAAATGGAAGGTGAAAGTATAGAGGCATTTAATCTGCGTAAATTAGAGGCTGAAAATGCATACATTGATGCAAAGCAAGAATTAACAGATAAAGAGATTGCTATAGAGCAGGCTAAATATGATGCAGTTGCTCAAATTACCGGAGGGCTTATATCTTTGACTGAACAATTAGGAGAAAGTAATGAAGGGCTGGCTAAATTCTCTAAGGTATTGGCTTTGGGAGAAATAGCAGTAAACACAGGAAAAGCAATTGCTGCAGGTGTTGCACAGGCGCAATCAGTGCCTTTCCCAGGTAATATTGCAGCTATTGCAACAACTGTCGCTACTATCCTTGCCAATATTGCAACTGCTATTAAAACCGTAAAGTCAGCTAAATTTGCAACCGGTGGACTGGTTACTGGGCCGGGAACCGGAACGAGTGATAGCATACCGGCACAACTAAGTAACGGAGAATCGGTAATGACAGCAAGAACTACGGAGTTATTCGCTCCGATACTTTCCTCATTTAACCAAATGGGAGGCGGTGTTCCGATAAACATCACCGCATCAAGTAATCAGACCATGGGAGAGGATATGTTAGCAAGAGCTGTAGCAAAAGGAGTCCAGATGATGCCTAATCCGGTGGTATCTGTAACTGAAATAAACACAGTTGGAAAACGAGTTGAAGTACTTGAAAATTTAGGTAGCCTATGACAGCATACGAATTATTATCAATGAATGCGTTAGCTTTAAAAGCTATGTGCGATAAATCCTTGAATGTTTCCGATATTAAATATCTGGATTTATATAAGGAGTACTCTCTGATGATTAAAGAAGGGCATAAAAAGACTTACATAATGCAATATCTTTCCGATCAATATAATATATCGGAAAGGATGGTTTACAACGTTATTGATAAGCTTTCTTCTAACGTTGATTTATAGTTTAAGGGTGGGCATTTGCTCACCTTATTTTTTACTGAAACGATTACTTCAGTGCAATTTTAGCCCTACATTCTTATAGCCGTATCTGGTTTAGTAACTTTGTTACAAACAATTACAGATATATGGCTAAATTATACATCAACAAAGACATTGCTGCTGATGCTGAAAGGATGAAGTATCTACTAACTGGAGATGATTGTGTCTCTTTTAACGATATTCAAACCTTTATTGATTCTATCTCCGAAGAAGATAATATTATAAATGTCGAAATTCATTCATGTGGTGGAAATTGCTTGGAAGGATATGCCATTTATGATGCTTTACGTGCTTCAGGAAAAGAAATATCCTGTACCGTTGTAGGAACATGCGCTTCTATGGCAACAGTTATACTGTTAGCAGCTCCTTTAGAAAGAAGAAAATCATATCAACATGCCAAATTTTTAATACATAGTCCATTTTATCCTCAAATGCCAAAGGAAATGACCATAGAAAAGCTACAAAAAGCTGTTGATTCATTAAAAGCAGAACAAGAAAAGATTTTAAACCTTTATGCAGATCGCACAGGGCAATCAAGAGAAATATTAGAAGCACAAATGTCTAAAGATGAATGGTTTGATGCAGAGAAAGCTATTGAGCTGGGATTTGTATCTTCTATTGTTCCGGCTGCTTCTGCATCTGTATCCAAGCCAGAGCTTAATAGTAATCTTAATATTGAAAGTATGTCAAAAGAAGAAAAGAAAGTGACAGTTGCACAGGCATTTCACATGCTTGGTGTTGCTTTGGGGGTAGTAAAGGAAACTCCTGAAGCTGTCGGAATGGTAATTACTACATCAACCGGTGATGAGTTGACTGTAGAACGTGAGGAAGGAGAAATTCAGGTTGGTGATCCGGCTTCTCCTGATGGTGAATTTGTATTAGAAGACGGACGCATGGTTATCGTGGTTGATGGAGTTATTACGGAGATTAAGGATCCTTCTTCCAACGAAGAAGATACACAAGCCTTGAAAGACCGTATTGCAGAACTAGAAGCAGAGAACGCTTCTCTAAAATCAAGTGCAAAGAGTGAAACCGATGCTCGTATCATTGCGGCTGTGGAAAAAGCAGGTGGAGAAGCTTGGTTAAAAAAGGCCACTGGTTCTTATGTGCCTGCAGGCCGGTCGTATACTCCACAGACAAAGAAAGATGAAGAAACAAAACCGGTGAGCTTGGTGGAACGAAAGTTAGAAGAAGCGAGAGATAAAAATAAAAAGAGATACTCAAAAAAGGTATAAGGTATGAATATTTTAGATTCAGTAAAAAACTTGACGAAGGATAACGGAGCGGTAAAAAGCTTGCGTGATCTATTAGTGTTGACGAACTTTGTTGATGAATCCTTGGAGCAGTTCTTTACGTTTGTTCAAAATGTACAGAACGGGCAAAAACTTGGATGGACCGGAGAAATGGAAGATGTAGGCTGGGCTGGTGCTCCCTGTAATCCTACTTATAAAGATGTTACTGTACAGGCAGCGGAAAAGACATGGGATATTGGACAATGGTCAGTTCCTTTGAAATGGTGTTATGAGGACTTCATGAACACTATTGCTGAATATGCGCTAAAGACCGGTACAGATATTGGTGATTTGACAAGCACGGAGATTATGGATGTTATCATTTATCCGGCTCTTGACCTTGCAATTAAGCGCATGTTCTGGCGTTTTATTTGGTTTGGCGACAAAGAAGCTCAAAACGTGTCAACAGGACAAATCACAGATGGGGTAGATGTTGAACTGTTCAAACCGTGCAATGGTTTCTGGAAACAATTATTTGCCATCGGTGCAGCCAATACAGGTCAAAGAGTGAATATTGCAGCCAACAGCGAAGCTTCTACTGCAGCACAATTGAGCGGAATTAAAACGGCCAATGTTGCAATCGGAATCTTTGATTCATTGCTTGAAAACGCTGATCCTCGTATTGCTGCAATGGAAGGTGCTGCTATTTATTGTACTAAGTCTTTAGGCGATGCCCTTACCAAAGATTTGAAACGTGAATACAAAGAGATTCTGACATGGGAACAAATCTTTAAAGGTTTGGATGTAACAGAGTACAATGGAGTTATGGTATATAGGGTTTCTATTTGGGATCGCTTTATTCAAAAATACCAGAACAATGGAATTAAGCTGAATCTTCCTCACCGTGCGATTTATGGTTCTCCAAAGCAGCTGTTTGTTGGTTCTCCCGCAAATCAAATTATTTCTGATTTGGAAATTTGGTTCAATCAGGATGAAAGAGTAACCAAGGCTTATTCAGCTGGTCGCCTTGGCTGTCTGATTGGAGAGGATAATTTGTTCCAACTTGCTTATTAAGAAAGGAGATTTTATGTCAGGAGTTTGTGACAATTTAATCAAAAAGGACATCGCACCGTCGTGCGATGATCCTATTGTTCCGGGAATAGAACAGGAAGGCGTTATTGCTAATCGATCTGATGTTGATTTTTCCGCAACCACTTTCAATTCAACTCGAAAGAATGTGATTGAAACGTTGGCGATGAAATCCGGCAAGAAAGCATATAAAGTTGTGGTTTATGGCGGTACTCCTTTTACAGGGACAAATGTAGCGTTGGCTACAGGGACATATCGTAATACATTTACTAACACCGTTAATATGGTCGTTTTGGCTAATGACCCTGATGTATGTGGTGATATTATTGACGGATTAGCAAATGGGGAGTTTGTCGTTGTTCTGGAAAATAAATCCAAGGGCTTGCAAAAGGAAACTAATCCGGGAGATTCTGCATTCCAAGTATATGGCTATTATCAAGGCCTAAAAGCTGCGGAAATAAGCAATGATAAGTATTCAGAAGACACAGATGGTGGTTGGTCTATCAGCCTTACGGAAACGAAAGTTCCTAAATCCGCTTTATTCTTGTATAAAACAAGTTATGAAACAACTAAAGCGGCTGTAGATGCTCTTACATCTGTTGTAGGAGGGTAAATCATGGAATTATTAAAAGTGGTTGGTAAGTTGGAAGAATTGAGAGAACGTGATGTTCTCTCTTCTTCCGACAAACTTGACATTGAATTAATGTACAGAGACGTTTTCGGAAGGAATTTCGTCAAAACATCTTGTAATGACTGTTACCATGATGCTGTGATTGAAATGTATATACATCTAAAAAAAACAGGTAAAATGAAGGAAAAATCAAATTACATATTGAAAAATGGTGTTGTCCTACAAAAAGAGTTTGGAAGTGGGGAAATGTATACCAATGAGAACATTACCGATGAATTTGCAGAAAACTATTTGTCGGATAATCCAAAAGGTATCATGTTTTTTGCAGGCTATCCTGCAGATTGGGAGAATAAAGTAAGAAAACGTGTACTGAAACGAGAATCTATTAGCGATGAACTTATAGCAATTATTGTTGAAGCATTTGATAGTGGAGTTTCAGAAGATTCATTGCTGGCCGAACTTACAAATTATGAGCTTGGTGGACGAAAAATCACCGAAAAACAATTGAACAATCATCTTTCAAAGGCGAAAGACATAATTGCAAAAAGAAAAGACGCTGAAAAGCTGGATAAACAGCAGGAAAAGAAAGAGGAGAATATTGAAAAGTCAGAGAAAACAGAAGAAAAATAATCCATTATGAGGGTAAAGGACCTTAAAAAGAAAAGCAGTAACCGAGTAGATGTATCTTACTTGCGTCAGTTTGGAATACAAGGGTTTGGAGATGACAACCTTTACCCTCAAACTCTCCGCAATATCATTGCTGCAAGCTCTACCGGAAGCGAATGTGCAGAGCGATATGCCAATTTTATCGAAGGTAACGGATTTAAAGACATTCGTTTTTCTGAATATGTCGTAAATAGAAAAGGAGACACCGTAGATGATATCCATGCTCTTGTATGTCCTGACGTAGGAGATTTTGACGGAATGTCTTTACATATCAATTATAACATATTTGGAGAAATATGTGAATTGAATTATGTCCCTTTTGAAAATTGCAGGCTTTTGGAAGAAGATTCTAATGGGTATGTTGCAAAAATAGCAGTTCATCCGGATTGGAGCGGCAAAAAGACACGTGCTGGCAAACCACTTCAAGTAAAGAAAGAAAATATTGATTTCATAGATGTGTTCAATCCTCGAAAAGAGGTGGTTTTATCTCAAATAGAAGCTGCTGGTGGTATTGAGTATTATAAAGGGCAGATCCTATGGTTATCCGGAGGTGGAAAAAATGTTTACCCTCGTTCACGTGCTGATAGAGTTGTAACAGAAATGAGTACAGACGAAGGCTTAGCTAACGTGAAGTTTAGAAATGTTCGTTGTAATTTTCTATCAGCCGGTATTGTTATAACCAAAAAAGGACAAAGTATTGCCGGAGAGGATTCATCAGGTTTAAATGATAATGACGGTTTTTCTGATATGCTAGGAAAGTTACAGGGAGACACTAACTCATTAAAGATGCTTGAAGTTGAAATTAGCTCTGATGAAGAAAAACCGGAGTTTGTCGATCTGTCATCAAAGAATTACGATAAAGAGTTTTCCGTTACGGATGCGAGTGTAGTAGAAAGAATATATTCTGCGTATGGTCAAGAACCTTGGTACTGCATCCGTATTGGTAAAGTCGGTTTTTCTGGTGATATTTTGGAAGATGCTTTTGAATACTATAATTCTATTGTTTCTAAACAACAACGCATGATTGAACGGGCTTTTCAAAAGATTTTTGACGGTTGGTATGAAGTGGCTAATCCTTCAAATGATTACAGTGTTGAACCTCTTAAATATGTGAGAAATGCAGCAGTATCTAATAACATCAGAGGAGGTATCTAAACTTTCCCGTGATATGTCTATTCATTTGGATGATTCTAAAATTGAGACATATATTCGTGAATCTGAAAATATTGACATCAAGAGTGCATTAGGAGATGCATTATTTCTTGAAGTAAAGGAACATCCTGAAAAATATAATATTCTTCTTAATGGTGGGGAATATGATAGCGAGTGCGGCGTCAGACAGTCCTTTGTTGGTCTTAAAACAGCACTTGCTTATTATACTTATGCCCGTATCGTAAAAAATGGAGATGGCAATGTTACTCGTTTTGGATTTGTAAATAAAGAATCTGAATATTCATCCCGTCCGGACATAAAAGAGAAAGTTATGGCTTACAATGATACATTCAGTATTGCGGACAGATATTTAAAAGAGTGTGTACAGTATTTGAATGATTGCAAAAATGACTTCCCTCTATATAATGGTGGAGGGAAATTGAAGGCAAATAGAACGGTTTATCGAATAATTGGAGAATGATATGGAAGCAGAAGGATTATTAGATAGGGCAAAGCAAATCAGAGATGAAAAAGAGGACGGAGCGAATACGGCGTTGCGTGTTGGCGGTCTGATGGTTGATATGGTTAAAACATTTGCGAATAAATCCATGAAGATATTAGGGCATTATGATAGCTTAGAAGAGTTAAGGTTAGCATACCCTAATGGTCCTACAGAGGATGGTTTATACGCTATAGGAGAAAGACCTTATAGTTATTATGCTTATTATGATGGAGATTGGCAAGATCAGGGGAAAATTATGGCAGAATTAGCTCCTCCTGTTCCCGTGGGCGGAATATTTATAACTAAGTTTACTGAAAACCCTGCCGTCCGTTATCCGGGCACAACTTGGGAGAAGTTGGAGGGCCGTTTCCTTTACGGTACCTCCGGACAGGAGGAAAGCGGTACAACCGGTGGAAGTCCTTCGGTTGTGTTAAGTGTTGAAAATATGCCTTCCCATACTCACTCACTTACAGCCCGAACAGATGAATCCGGTTCTCACACCCATACAGCGGGCAATCACCGTCATCAGGTAGACAGCCATAGCCATACACAGTCGACACACTCGCATAGTGTTAAGATGTCGGATAGAAATGACAATGGTAATCCAGACTACCTGTTTGGGCATAATGGCGGTAATTACGGTATGGATTCGGCAGCATCTGGAAATGGCTGGGGGCGATCAGGTGCAGCAGGAGGTGAAAGTACTGGTAGCGCTGCTCCTTATACCAGCTATACAAATCCAACCACGTCTGAAAACGGAACCCATTCTCACGGATTAAGCGGGACCCTTGCTGAAACTGGAGAAGGACAGGAATTCAGCATCCTTCCTCCATATATCAAGGTCCATATCTGGGAAAGAAAATCGTAATATTTAAAATAAAAAAATATGGAAAAGTATATTTATTTAGACAGGGAAAACGCAAAGAAAGGTATAGCTCTTGTTTTTGCAGTCAAAGATCATCCAATAAAGGATTATCCGGCATATTTTGAGGGTAAGGCGATAGAGTTTGTTGGAGAAGACCTTCCGCATTATATCACCTACGTACAAGACGGAGATAAGGAGTATGTACGTGAAGCCACACGAATAGAACTGTATGAAAGGGGAATAATATCCCTTCCCGCAAATGAAACTATTTCGGATGGTGCTATCGTAAAGAAAACACGTGAGCAGCTTGTAGCCGATGGTGTAATAACCTTGGAATCGGAACTGTCTAAAGCCCGGTTCGAACGAAAACGCCAATTAGAGGCGGTAGATTTGTACGATAAAGCAGTATTGCGCGGTGATGTTCAAGAAACTGAAATGCAAAAAAGTATCCGGGATACCTATCGTAATGACTGGCTTACTATCACTGAACGATATACGGATATTAGTATTCCCATTGAAAGCATGTATCCACTGATGCCTGATTTCATCGCTTACTTCTATTCTTAAATTTAAAAGCTATGAAAGAAGCAATAGTACATACTACAACCGGTAGTTTTGCCGCAATAGCCACTGCATTTGTTGCCGAATCATTGCAAAATATGATTCCATGGCTGATTGTTACGTGTGCGGTAATTCTCTGTGATCTCCTGTTTGGAGTAAGGAAAAGCATGCTAATGGGTGATAAAGTAAGATTCTCTCGCGCAATTCGTGCGACCATGGGAAAAATGGTCACTTACTTTGCTTTCGTCTGCATGGTCTGTATGATTAGCGTAGCGAGTCATAATGAATATCCTATTGATGTGTACTCCTGCTTATTAGTATGCTTCATAGAGGGATGCTCAATCGTTGGGAATATACTGAAGCCAAAGGGGATTAACATCAATCTTATCGGGGCTTTGGGCGTGTTTGGTAAGAAGGTGTTTAAGGTTGACAAGGAAGATGTGAAGGATATAATCGAAAAAGAGGAAATACATGAATCAAATAAATAAAATCAGCGCCTTAGCCAGCAAGCTTCTATCCAAGATCGGCATAGATGGCATGGCTCACATTATAGTGTGCCAGAACTTGGTAATGTGGCTATCGAAATATACGCCACTGTGGTTAGCAATCATTATAACCGTCGTAATCTTCGTTCTGAAGGAAGTATACGACAAGTACTGCAAGAAAACAGAGTTTTCAATTAAAGACATCATCTGTGATTGCGTAGGTCTGGCATTGGGAGTATTAACATTGATATTATAGGAGGAAATAAACATGAGTTTACCAAGAGGTTTGAGAAACAATAATCCGGGTAACATTCGGATCACAAAAGATAAATGGCAGGGATTGAGAGAAAAGCAGGAGGACAAATCGTTCTTCCAGTTTACGGAAATGAAATGGGGTTACCGTGCCCTTATCCGAACCTTGCAAAACTACCGTAAAAGACACGGCTGTAAGACGATTGCCGACTTCATCAAGCGGTGGGCACCGGAGAACGAGAACAATACAGCCGGATATATCAGCCGTGTATGTAGCGAAATGCAAGTCCCGAACACATACGTTCCGGACATCAACGACAAAGCAACCATGTGCGCTTTTGCTGCCGCCATCTCACGTGTTGAGAATGGAGTTCCGGCTGTTATGGCTGACATAGAAGCCGGATGGGATTTATTATAAACTTTAATCAATAGGAGGAACAATCATGGCAACAATAAATTTGGAGTTCAAAAAGAACAGTAGCGTATGGTATGCGGAATTTCAGGTAAATTCTGATTTCAATATTCATTTGGAACGCAACAACTACGGTCGGGTGAATATTCTTCAACGGACGACAAGTGAGGGGAATTTTGAACCCGTTGTTTTGCCTGGAAGTCTTGCGTACAATGCGGGGACAACCATAGACTGTGATTTTTCGGCATTAGTCTATCCAAAGACAATTCGTGTTGAAAGTGACAGCGAAGTATTAAGTGGAACAGTAACCGAATCCGGCAATGAAGCTTAACAGGGTGTCTTTAAATGTAGTGGGGCTTAACCGGATCGGATTAAACCGGATCGGTTCGCCCTCCCGTGGCTCTTCTTCCGGTTCCGACCGTTCTTACATCGACCCAGAAGTATTAGCCTCTCTTAAAGCTGTAGTTATAGTTGGCAATAAGACTAATAATGATTCTGATAGAGCTATAGTCAAGAACTTGGTGGACCCTGACAATCCGTTTGTGATTAGCAACGCAGCTTACACTGAAGGAAGTGGCTACGCAGATAAAGATAGTCCTTACTATGGTGCCTTCGTCACCGACGGAATCGACGACCTGATTACTTCCACCAAGACCGTACAGGAGATGCTGGGAGGTAGTAACGAGATTACGGTGGTGAGTATGGCTCATTTTATAAAAGGAGAATCAAATGCACCTGAAATATGTAGAATTAATCAAATAAGAAGAGACACGAGAAGCATTAGAAACTCAATTTCTAAAATAGGAAAGAGTGGTATATTTGGTTATACATACAAAAATGGAGTAACAACCATAAACAATATTTTAGGGGACAAGAATGATTGTACAGCAGAAGGTAATTTAGACGGTATCGTTGCTCCATTTTCCGTAGAAGGTTATTATTACAATAATAATTCAAATCCTTTAGAGCTATGTTCTATTGCTTGGTACTGGACAATCATCGCCAACAAGGTACTGATTACCGACCAAATCAACCAAGTAATCGCTTACTTCAACTTGGATAGAACTCTTAAACCTGATATCCTGTGTAATGTCAAGAAACAGGGAATCACAAACGAGAACCACGCAGAGTTTGGCGACAGGCTGATTGACTTTTCCGGTAACGGTAGGTATATTCAGTTGAACAATCTAGCTTGGGACGGGGATAGTGGTATAGGTAAGTATAATTATCCTAACTGGAAGGTTAATGTTACACAAGGGAATAAATACGCTCGTATTGTTTATTATGATTCTATCAATGGTACTTATTCGGCTAACTTTAAAGGAATAACAGATCTTTATAAGAGTTATGGCTTGTCAATAGAGATTAGAGTAAATAGAGCAAACACTGTTGATTTTCATTCAATAAAGGAAGATGGTATATACACTATGACTCCACCCGATGATACTACAAGTATAGATATACGTTTTGGTGGAGAGAACGTTTATAATGCTTCTTGTGATATAACCATCACCCAAATCCCTTCCCACGCAGGTGCTCTCTGGCTTGACGGAGTAAATGACTTCGGTAAGGTGACAGGGATGCCGATTTACAAGGATTATACGGTAGTAACCGATAGAGAAATATTTGCTAATATTGGAGCTATATTGTCAAAGAATAATCCGGGGGCATTTGTGGAAACTGCCGGAAATAGTGTTTATAGTTTTGGTCAAGCTACTTCTGGTCTAAATTTTATTTCTACTAGAAGTATATCTTATTTATCTAAATACTCTTATTGCGGGCAATCTATAACAGCAGGTGCAGCAGAAGATGGAACTGATATGTGGTTAGGCACGATACGAGATAATGATAGCCGTTTCTTCAACGGAGCTATCTACTCTCTCATGTCCTTCCCATATAGTATGTCCGAGTTCTTGATAGAGCGCCAGTTGAAGAAGCATAAGCTGGGTACGCTGTATCCGGATATGGTGGAGTTTAGACCGATAGTGAAGAGTAATCTACCTTATTCTTCCATAACCTATTCTGTTAATCCCGGAGAATATATCTCTGTAGATAGCATGGTTACCATCACTGTAACGTTGCCAAATACCTCTGATAAGCTAATGGAGGTATCGTGCAATGCTATCAGTGATATATCCATATCCGGTGACAATGGCGTTTACGAGATTACGGGAAAGATAGTCAAATCCCCTCAAAAGATAAACCTTGTTATCTCCAGTTACTTGACAATGTTAAGCAACTCAACTTTAATTTCAAATGAAACATTAATTAAAAACGAATGATATGGAAAAGATATTTGACATAGCAAAAGACTCCGAGCAAAAATGGGGAGTCATTGCGAAAACTATTGACCGAAATAACGAAAATTTATATTATTATAGCAATCCTACATCAGGTGTGATTGAGAAAAATGATAATGATAAAATATTTCTATTAGCTGTAACTTCTTTGTGGTTGGAAGTTCTGGATGAAAGTATTTCTCTGCCAGACAAACTATATTGTACTTATCTAGGTAACTCTTCCGGAAATTATAAAACAGTAGTACGCTTTGATGATGCTTCCGGTAAGACGTATTTTTCTAAAACTTATAGTGATGGTCCCAAATCAGGAATGGAAGAACTACAAATATACGCTGCTTCAGCAAGTGGCGTTTCGGGTAAATTCCTCCTTCATGTCATAGTTAATTGGGACTCTATAACAGATCAATATTTGCAACCTAATACGGAAATAAACACCTCTTCTTTGAATAGATCAGAAGTAACATCAAAGTTGTCAAAAAAAGATAAAATATCTTCTTTAGAAACCCGGATTTCAACGATAGAAAATAGAGATGATAATCTTTACGGTAAGACGATATTGTGTTTTGGGGATAGTATTACGGAGATGGCGGATGCATATAAATTAAGGTATAGTGATTATATGCAGGATATATATCAATGTAAAGTGTACAATGTAGGAATTGGTGGCACACAGATTCGGCAAAGGACTAATCCTGTAGAAATTCCTACCAGTTCAAATCAGGCTTATGCTGCATTAGATATCATAAATCTGGTTAAGGCTGCTTGTTCGGGAGATTTTACAATTCAGGAAAATGCAGCAGAATATTTAAAAAACAATACGTCAGACGATAATACTGCAATAGTTCAAATATTGAAGTCCGTAGATTGGGATTCTGTTGATGCAGTCACAGTTTTTGCAGGAACAAATGACTGGCCTTCATATTCTGCGACTTTAGGTGAGAGTGGAAGTACGGATATTGGTAAGACTTTAGGAGCTGTCAATGAAATTATAAGATTGTTATCATCGACATACCCTCATGTGAAAATCTATTGGTTCACCCCTATTGTTCGATATTCGTCTTACTCTATTTCCGAATGGGATGATAGGTATTGGAGTGATAGGATGGGTAGCACTGAACAACCATATCTTCCACAATCAGGAAGCAATGAGCCTAACACCTCTGACTCATTGAAAAATGGGACACTTAAAGATTTTAGTGAAGCTATTGAAAATGAAGTAAGACTTAACCATATCCCATGCTGTGATATGTATAATACGTTGGGGTGGAATAAGTATAATTTCAGCCAATACTTTAATGATAGTGATGGTACACACCCTAAAAAAGGATTCAAGGAAATAGCTAAAAAAATTGCTTCTTTCCTAATCGCAAATAAAACGTTTTAATAGCAATTATGAAATACATTACATTCCCCACAGCGAATTTGAACGAGATTATTAACAAAATAACATTTATAAAATAACTTATGTCAACGTTACAGTACATCGTTTTTCCATATTCCGATTTGGAGGAAGTTCCACAAGAGGAGCTGGATAAAAGAAATTTAGTGCCTCGTATAAGCCTAAATGGTAAAAAGGCTTTGATGAAAGCCGAACATTATGCTGAAATATTTGCAAGTAAAATGATTATGACTCTTTCAGAGGACGGAGAGACACCGATTGTGTCTTATCCTTATCCTGTCTACGAAGGCGAAGAATTGAATACTTTGCTGGCAAGTTCGGAGTGGTCTTCAAGTGATAGTATTCTATGA